TTATAAACATGATTAAATATGATAAATAAATTAATAATTTTATTATTATTACTATTAGGGAATAATCTGTATTCTCAATGTAATGGAGTTCAATCATTTAATTTAAATCCTACTCCTGTTAATAACTCATATGCTCCTGGAACTGTTGTAACTATTTGTTATACAATGGTAGGCTATAATATGATTTCTGTTAATTGGTTAGAAGGATTTGATTTAACCTTAGGAAACGGTTGGGTTAATGTAACTCCCCTTTCCCCACCTAATAACTGTGGAGGTAATAATTCAGGAGGTAATTGGGTATGGGGGAACACAGTAACAGCATCAGCTACAGGATTGCAGTTTGGTCCTGGCTATTTTTTTGATTTGAGTAATGACGGTAATCCAGGTAATGATTTTGGAGATCAAGGTAGCTGTACATGGTCTTTCTGTTTTAATGCAACTGTATCTCCTAATAATTGTAACCCACAAAGTCTATTAGTTCAAGTTACTGCTGGGGGAGACGGGACTATGGGCAGTTGGATTAATAACTCATGCGCTTTAGTTCCTTTTACTATATTTAATGGAACTATTTCCCCAGTAATACCAAATTTAGGTTTAATAACACATAATTAATTTAAAAAACTATGAAAAAACTAATTATTTTACTTTTAGGAATTCTATTTTCAACTATAGGATTTAGTCAATCAACTGTTAACCCTGATACTGTTTGTTTCCAAACTAATGGTTCATTTTATTCAGTTCCTAATACTCCAGGTTATGTTTATACTTGGACTGTTATTGCTCCTGGTATTATAACTGCAGGTCAAGGAACTAATCAAATTACAGTTAACTGGTCTTTAGCTGCTCCTGGGTTAATACCTAATGCTGTAACTGTTTATGCTACTAACCCTCAAGGTTGTCAAAGTCCCTTAACTTTATTAGATGTTTTTATATTTAATATTAACCCAGTAATAACACCTATTGGTCCTTATTGTAGTAATGCTGCTTGTGTTAATCTAACAGGTATTCCTTTAGGTGGAACCTGGAGCGGTGTTGGAGTAGTCAATAACCAGTTCTGCCCTCAAGTTTCAGGGGTTGGTTCTCCTACAATTACTTATACTATTAACCAAGGTGGGTGTGTTTTTACTACTACTACTGTAGTTGTTGTAAATCCAGTTCCTACTATTTCTCCAATTGAACATGATTAGAAAACTTTTACTCTTAATAATATTCATTATATGGTATGCTGTAAGTAATGGTCAGCAAGTTATAGAACTTTGTCCTGAAAACAGAAATACGTTTACATATAGTAGTAATGCTTCTGAAGATGGGATTTATACTTGGTTGTATAATGGTATGGTATTTAATGGGGAAGATTTAACTATAACTTGGACTGAACCTGGTTTTTATACTATTGAAGTTCAATTTGAATCATCTAACTGTTTATCCTCTATTCAATACTATGAGGTTTTAATTAAACCTTGCCCAAAAACAGGATTATCTATTCCTAATGCATTTACACCAAATAGAGATGGAATAAATGATAGTTTTTTTGTTTTAGGTGAAAATGTAACTGATATTCGTTTATTAATATTTAATCGTTGGGGTGAAAATTTATTTGATTCAAATACTGGTTGGGATGGTACATATCGTAATGAATTATGCCCTGAAGGTGTATATGTTTATGTTATTAGTTGGGTAGATTCACAAAATTTATCTCATAAAGAAATAGGAAAAGTTGTTTTACTTCGTTGATTTTGTTGGAATCCTGAGATTTCTTTCATATATTTATAATAAATGAAATTGATATAGTCATGTTTAAAGTAAACCAAAAAATAGTATGTATCGATGATTCTGTCGATCCTAAAATCCAGGATCAAGTAAATAAATTATTCCCTTTTTGGGTTAAAGAAGGTTCAGTATATACAGTAAGACAACCAGTTACATTATATCCTGGTAAGCCTGGTGTATTATTAAATGAACTAGTTAATCCTTTAGTATTAGGTAGTGGAATAACAGCAATGTTTGAACCTTATTTTAGTATTAAAAGGTTTGTACCTATAGAGTGGTGGGAAGAGAGTGAATACGCAGTTAACGAATTGCTTGAAGAATTGGAATTAGTCGAAATGTAATATATTAGGTTCAGATATTAAGTTGTCTGAACCTTTTCATATTTATAACAAAAATAAATGAAACTAGTTTCACTATATAAACAAATCAAGGAGGAAAATAAAGTATTAGTCCCTCGCCGTTCACCAGAAGAACGAGCTAAAAACTTCTTGATAGCAACAAACAAACAGGTTCAAGAATATATTAAAAATGGTTTTCAAGGTGATCTTAATCTTTCAAATACTCCAATAACTAGTTTACCTGATAATCTGATTAGAGTTGGAGGTACCTTAGATTTAAGAAATACTAAAATAACTAGTTTACCAAATAACTTAACCAAAATTAGAGATTCTTTAGTTTTAGTAAATACTCCGATAACTAGTTTACCAAATAATTTAACAGTTGGGCGTAATTTAAATTTAATAAATACCCCAATAACTAGTTTACCTAATAACTTAATTGTTGGCGATAGTTTAGGTTTACAGCAATCACGAATAACTAGTTTACCTAAAGATCTTAGAGTTGGAGATAAGTTAGTTATGTATAATACTCCTATTGCACGAGAATATACAAAAGAACAAATCCAACTAATGGTACCTGGTGTTAAAGATATATTATTATAATAAATTATGACCAAAAAAGAATTAATGAAACAAATTGCTGAATATACCTTAGAATGGTGTATTAGTAAATTTGGCCCTTCTAAATTCCAGAAAGGATACCCAACTATAGTATACAAAACCAAATCCTCAGATTCTAACGAAATAGCATACTTTGATGAAGAAATAAATAAGATAGTTGTGTATCTTACTAGATTAGAAACCGAAACTCCTGATGAATTAACAGATACTATAGTACATGAATATACTCATTATCTTCAAGATATAAAAAATGGTTATAATAAGTTACCTGATAATATTTATTATGATGTAACTAAAAATCCTTACGAAATAGAAGCATATAAGACTGCTAACAAATTTAAAGGTCAAGCTCTTGATTATTCTGTAAAAAAATTAAAGAAAAATTTGGCTTCCTGAAATCCCTTTCGTATATTTACAGATGTAATAATTAAAACACATAAAATATATGAAAAATTTAACCGTTTTAGAAAAACAAGTTCGTGGTGGTATTTTTGGTATTAAAATTGGTACTAAACAACCAAAAGATGTAGCTCCTTTACTAAATCAAATTAAAGTTCAAGATGAAGCACTTTATGATAGGTTAATTGTTGATTATAAAAAAGCATTAGAAACTAAAAAATAGTAATATGTTAGTTATTTTATTTTTGCCACTTTATTTTCTTATAGGTTTAATATTATATGCCATTTATGGTTTGTATTTACTTAAAAAAGATGAAAAGTTACAAGATTATGATTTATACATAATTCCGTTTTGGCCTTTATATATATTATTCGTTATTTGTTAAATAAATTAAATTTGGTTATGATAAACAAAGTAGATCTAGAAAGAAACAAAGGTTATTTAGATGTTAATTGGGTTAAGGCTCAGAAATTACTGAAAGAAAATAAAATGGAGGAAGCACGAGATGTACTAGATTATTGTCTAGCATTGCTAGGTGCTTATACAATCGCCAACTACCAAATAATCGATAATGTTAAAATCGATTTATGGAAAGAAAGAGTATGGTATGCATTAGAAAACAACAATTTACTATTAGGTTAACAATATGGCAGTTACTAGTTATTTTAACGTAGTTTGGAATCCTGATTTCAAACAATTTCACTTAATACCTACAATTATATTTACTAAAAGTAAATCATATTCTCAGGATAAAAAAGAAGGTTTAACAGCCTATGGAATCTCATTAAGTATTTTAATATGGGATTTAGGGTTATATTTTATAAAAAAATGATTTCAAAAGGTAATGTTTTTTACCCCAAACAATGGTGGGGAGTTGATCTATGTTTAAAAGAAAGCCGGGAAAGGTATTTTTGGTTGTAAAAGCTGGATTTGAAAATGTAGGTTCTGTTTTTTTAGTAAATTTAAATTTTTTCAAATCAGTTTTAAAAGATCTTTCTTATGATAATAGGAATCTCAGGTAGAATAGGCTCAGGAAAAGATACTGTAGGTAAAATTGTCCAATATTTAACCTCAGATTATTATTATCCCGGGTATTCGTTTGATCGTTTTTTACAAACTAGACATTCATTTGATCAGTTTTTAAAAAAACAAAACCCAGAATGGAATCCTCCTCATAGTGGTTGGGAAGTTGTTAGATTTGGTGATAAGTTAAAACAAATAGCTTCATTATTAACAGGTATACCTGTTCGTAAATTTGAAGACCAAGAATTTAAGAAATCTTATCTTGGGGAAGAATGGAATAAATTAATTCCTTACATCCCCCAAGATGATGATAGACCTATAACCAAAGAAGATGCTACTAAAACTACAGTACGTGAATTTCTTCAAAACCTAGGTACTGAAGCTATAAGAACTAGTTTACACCCTGATGCTTGGGTAAATGCTTTATTTTCAGATTACGAGTCAGATTATTCTAAATGGGTTATAACTGATGTTCGTTTTTTAAACGAAGTAAAACGTATCAAAGAAAATGGTGGAGTCCTAATTAGAGTTGAAAGAGAAGATAGCATCAAATCAGAACATATTTCCGAAACCGAACTACTAGATTATAACGGTTGGGATTATAAAATTTCAAACAATTCATCTATTGAGGATTTAATTTCTCAAGTTGAGAATATATTAATTAGCGCGAAACTCGGCGCATAACATTTTATAGAAGCGCGTAAATAGTTTATATATTAAATTATTATCGCGCTTTCATATTTCTCGTCGCCTACATTTATATTAACTTTATATAAACTATATTAACATAGTTGGTATAAGAGAAATTTATGAAAAATCTTCTATTTAATTTGGCGTCGCCCTTTCTTTATATTATATTGTCGTCAACCAGTTCGAACCAGTTAAATATAATGTAGGTACAAATGGATAGAAATGAGAGATGAAAAAGGGGGTAGGGGAACAGTCCAAAACTAGTCAAAACAATTATCAACAATTTTTAACATAAAACTAATGAGAAACAGAGATTCAGTAACACGAAAATTAGAATTAATAGACGATAAACTTCGTCTTCTGGAACAAATAGTAAACCGTCAATCACCTATCAGTGAGTACATGGCTGTTATCGAACGTACCAAAGAATTACTTTCAGATGCAAGGACATTAATTAATAATGAACCTACTACAGCTGATGAAATCCGATTTACAGCTAACTAGTTATGGAATTAACAGCAGAACAATTAAAAGAAAACTGGGATAAGTTTCTGGGATTTATAGATACTTACATTTCCTCTCCCAGAAAAGAAAAACTACTTGAATTTTATAAAAAGTATGAGGAACGTTTTATCCTTATGCCTGCTAGTCATAAAAACTCATACCATAACTGTTTTATTGGTGGGTATGTAGAACATGTTAACCGTGTTGTAGAAGCCGCTCTTGAATTAGATTCAGTTTGGAAGAAGTTTGGAGTAGATGATTCAACTTACACAATTGAGGAACTAGTATTTTCAGCCTTAAATCATGATTTAGGTAAATTTGGTACTCCAGAAGAAGCTTGCTACATTGAGCAAACAGATGAATGGAGGCGTACTAAGTTAAACGAAGCATATACTTTCAACACTAAAGTAGAATTTATGTCAGTTCCTGACAGAGGTTTGAACTTGTTATTAGAACATGGTATTAGTTTTACTAAAAACGAGTTTCTAACTATTAAACTTCACGATGGTTTATATGATGAATCAAATAAACCTTATTTAATGTCGTTTTCCCCAGAGACTAAACCTAGAACTTCATTAATTTACATAGTTCATCAAGCTGATTTAATGGCAGCTAGGATAGAATTTGAAAAAGAATGGAATGATAAATTACGAACTGGTAGTGATAAAAAACCTGTAAGTAAAAAATCTCCTATTCAAACTAAAACATTAAGTAATATAAAAAGTCCTAATTTACAAAACAGTATTAGTAATTTCTTTAATTAAGGTTATGTTAGATGCACTTATTATTTGTTCAGGTATAATATTGGTTCTGTTAGTACTTCTGTATAATTTATTCAAAAAGTATGAAAAATTAGAAGAAATAATAGAGGATCAAGCCAGTTTTATTACAGATTTAAAATCTGAATTAGAACTAATAGAGTTAAAAATAAAAGAAATTGATGATAAAGGGACTTTTAAATCAGATGACGAGATTGGTTGGTTTTTTACCCAGCTAAAATCTCTAGCTGACAGATTGAAAGTTTTTATATGAAAAAATATTTTACCGAAGACACAGAAAAAGCAATAGTAGAGTATAATAACAGTCAAGATTCTGTAATCCGTTCACGTATTTACGCTGAGCGGATTCATTATCCGTTTTTTAAGTTGACTCAAAATATGATTCATACTTTTAAGTTTTATTATACTGATGTTGAAAATTTAGAAGATTTACAACATGAAGTTATAATACATCTTTTAGATAAGATTCACATGTTTAATCCTGAAAAAGGATCGAAAGCATATTCTTATTTTGGGATGATAACTAAAAATTATCTTATTCACTACAATAATAATAATTATAAGGCACTTTTAAAAACCCAAAAATTAGGTGATTTAAAAAATAGTGACTCCTTAATTTACGATGATGGTAGATTTAGCCAAAAGGAAAATTTGAGAGAATTTGTTAAAATTTTTTCTCAACACTATTCTGAAGAAAACAATATAGGTTTATATTTTTATGATAAAGAAGAAGTTAAAATTGTGTTATGTGTTTTAGAATTATTTGACAGAGTTGAATATTTAGATTCATTATTTGAGAAAATAAACAAAAAAGCATTATATCTCTACATACGAGAAATAACTGATTTGAAATCTCAAAAAGTTTCAAGAACTATTAATAAATTCAGTAATTTATTTTATAAAGAGTATGATTTTTTCCGAACTAATGGTTTTTATTCTTTTGAATAGTTCATATTTATAATAAAACTAAATGAAATTAGTTCAATTATACAAACAAGTTAAAGAGGAAAACGAAAAACTAGGTAAAATACTAGTTCCTCGTCGTTCATCTGATGAACGAGCTAAAAACTTCTTGATAGCAACAAACAAACAGATTCAAGAATACATTAAGAATGGAAGTAAAGGTAACCTTAATTTATCAAGCAGCCCAATAACTAGTTTGCCTGATAATTTATCATATGTGGGCGGGCATCTTAATCTTTATAACACCCCAATAACCTACATGCCTAATGATTTAACTATTGAAGGTGATTTAGTTTTATCTGATGCTAAATTAATTAATTTACCAGATGATTTAACTGTAGGGGGCGACGCATATTTAGAAGATGCTAAAATAACTAGTTTACCAAATAATTTAACAGTTAGAGGTGATTTAGATTTATCAGATACTAAAATAACTAGTTTGCCAGAAGATTTAACTGTTGGGGGTTCTTTGGATTTAAGAGGTACTCCATTAAAAAGTTTACCAAATAATTTAACAGTTAGGGGTGATCTAGATTTAAGAAGATCTAAAATAACCAATCTACCTAAAGGTCTAAAAGTTGAAAGGGATTTATATTTAAATATGACTAACATAACTAGTTTACCTAATGATTTATGGGTTTTAGGTGAATTATGGGTACCTTCTTCTCTTACTGATAAGTATTCACGTGATGAGATAAGACAAATGGTACCAAATATAAATGGTAAAATAAATTCTAACTAAATTTTAAATAACTATGGCAAAGACAAATAACGAAGCTTTAGATACTGCTATTTTTGGTAAAAAAACTTTATCAAATATATTTGAAGAAATATACAATAATAGTAAGAAAAAAGATGAACAGATTACTAACTTAATTGGAGAACTTCAACCTCTTATTCAAGATATAGGTGATGCTTCTTTAGTTGTTCCTTTAATTAAAGAATATTTAGATGCTGGTATAAAGAATGATGACCAATTAGTTAAACTTGCTTCTATTATTCAGAAAGTAATCCAAACTCAAAATGCAACTACTTCTACTTCATCTGGTTTAGGTATCAGTGATGAAGAGAAAAAACAACTATTACAAGAAGTAGAAAAATTACATAATGATTCTGTTAAACAGCTTAACTAATGACATATAAATATGGTTTATCTTCTTTAAACAGAGTAAATATTAACAGAGGTAATACTTCTGCTGGTAATAATTCTACTTCTTTTAAGATTATAGCCGTTAGAGTTACAGATATAATACTAGATGAAACTCATCCTCAATTTAGTAGTTTTGGTGAGTGGAATTCAATTGGGTTAGTAGCTTGGGAGTTTGTAAATAGAAAAAAATCTTCTCAAATAGATTGGTCCAAAAGGGCTCAACCTTTATTTGCTAATGTTAAAAATTATCCTCTTATAAATGAGGTAATTTATTTATTTACACTACCTAATGTTTATAACATTAATGAAATAGCATCTTCTAATTTAAATTATTACATAAACGCTATAAATTTATTTAATAATCCTTCAAATGATGCTATTCCTAATGAATTATTAGTTAATACATTAGGTACTGAAATTAATGCTTCTAATTTTGATTCTCCTGAAAATGATAATTCATACACAGGAAACATCAATTTAGGTAAAACATTTGAAGATAACTCTAATATTCGTTCATTAATTCCTTATGAAGGAGACTATATAATAGAAGGAAGATTTGGGAATAGTATTCGACTTGGGAGTACAGTTAATGTTAATGGTAATAGCTATAATCCTTGGTCACAAGATGGTAAAAATGGAGACCCTATACTTATATTAAGATCTGGCCAAAAACCAATAACAAATACTTCAGATTTTAGTAATATAACCGAAGACATTAATGGAGATAAAAGTTCTATTTATTTAGCTTCTAATCAAAAAATTCCATTAACACCAGCATCTGAAAATTATAACTCGTATACCACTCCTCCAGAATCTATTTCTAAATATAAAGGAGAACAAATAATACTTAATTCAGGGAGATTAGTTTTTAACTCTAAAAATGATAGTATATTATTTTCATCGTTAAAAAGTATAAATTTAAACTCAAAAGAATCAGTAAATATTGATTCACCTTCTACTGTTATAAATTCATCAACAGTTAAATTAGGTTCTAAAGAAGCAACAGAACCTATATTGTTAGGTAATTCTACAGTTTTCTTGTTAGAAAGTTTAATAACTAACTTGCAAGCATTTACTGAAGTTTGTGCAACTTTAGTTTATGGTGTTGAGGGAACACCTATTGCTCCTCTAAACACTGTATCTCTTCAGTTAAGTCAAGTTTTAACTGAATTAAATAACCAATTACCTAAAATTAAATCTCAAACTTCATTTACTAAATAAAGTGGCATCTGGTATAGATAAAAATAACTTAGATTTTAAGAAAATCGATAGTAAATTAATAACTAATAATTTACCTCAAGGTGTTGCTTCCTCAAATCTTATTTCCCAACTTTTAAATAAAAAAGTAACAGAAATTAAGTCTAATTTAATACCTCCTGTACTTGGTTTAATCGAGGAATTTGGAATTAATGATGTTGAAAAATATATAAAAAATCCAACAGATATTAAATGTCCATCTGATGCTAAAATAGCAGAAATAATTAAAAAACGTAATAATTTAGTTAAAAAATTAAATTTATTATATTCTACTGTTAATTTAGCAAAAACTACAATTGCATCAACTGAAACTATATTAACTGCATTAAAAATAGCTATTAATTTAATTACTGTAGCTCCTATACCTTTACAATTTGCAACTGCTGGTGTTGTTATAGCATTGAAAGAATCACAAGATGAAGCAAAAAAATTATTATCTCAGTTAACAGTATTAACAGGTACATCTGCAGGTATATTAATAATATTTGCTACTTTTATAAAACAATTAATTGATTTACTTAATTTATTAGATAATTTATTACTTAAATGCTCAACAACTAATAATATACCTTACGAACAAATAAATTCAGATATATTAAACTTATTACCAAATCAATCTTCTTTGAATCCTGATGTTAATCCTACTGATAATTTTTATAAAGGATTTACAATAAGTGTGATTACTGAAGATTCTCCATTATCATTATATCCAAGAAGACAAGCAATTGCAGCTAATAAATTAGGTGTAGTAGTACTTAAAGGGCCTCTATCATTTTCATCAGACCCAGAAGTTTTAATTAACGAAATTAAGTACATAATTGACTCTCAAGATTTAAAATCAAATTAATTTCATATTTATAATAAAAACAACATGAAGGTTTCTGAATTAAAAAAATTACTTAAAGAAAGTATGAAAGAAGCTATAACAGAAGGTTTAACTGAGTTTTTTCAACAAAATCCTCAAATTAGTGAAAGTTTTAAAGGGGATACTAAACTAAAACCTAAAGCTTCAATAATGGAAATGTTAGAAAGAACAAAGGCAGAATCTAATGCTACACCTTACAAAAATATAGGTGAATTTACAACAAATTCATTACCTACTTCTACAGGTTTAAATATTACAAACACTAATACTTTAGCTGAAGGTAGTGCGTTACCTCAAGGTGAAGTAAATTTAAGTACAATAGCTCAGTTTTTACAAAAATAAACAATAATGGCTATTAGAATAAATAACAAACCAGTAATTGATACTAAACCAGATTATGCTGTAGGTATTGATTTACCTCTTAATGCTGATAATGTTTTTTATTCTAATTACACTACAGCAGATGCTATTAAATATAATTTAATTAATTTTTTATTAACAAATAAAGGAGAAAGAGTATTTAACCCAACATTTGGTGCTAATCTTCAGAGTATGATTTTTTCTCAATCAACTCAAACTAACATAGAATCAGTTGAGGCTAATGTAAGAAGTCAAATATTATTGTATTTCCCTTCTATAGTTATAAATCAATTATTATTTACACCTTACCCTGACCAAAACTTACTAGTAATAACATTTAAATACTCAATACCAACCCTAGGAATTGATGAGACTATCAATTTAAATTTTGAAACCAATGCTTAAAAGAAATATTAATTTTTTAAATAAGGATTTTAGTTCTTTTAGAGATAATCTAATTAATTATTCTAAAACATACTTTCCTACTACTTATAATGATTTTGATCCTTCATCTGTAGGTATGATGTTTATAGAAATGGCATCATACGTAGGCGATGTGTTAGGTTTCTATATAGATACTCAAGTTCAGGAAAGTTTCATACAATATGCCAAACAACAAGATAGTTTATTTAACCTAGCTTATATGTTAGGATATAAAGTAAGAGCAACAGTTCCATCTGTGGCTCCTGTTGAGTTTTATCAAATTGTACCCTCAAAAATTTCAGGTTCAGAGTATGTTCCGGATTTTAATTATTCATTAATAATTAATTCAAATTCAGTATTATCTAGTAATATAGGTTCATCATTTTTGGTGGAAGATGTTATTGATTTTTCATATTCATCATCTTTAGACCCAACTCAAGTTACTGTCTTAAGTTATTCTGGAGGTAATCCTTCATTCTTCCAGCTTAAAAAAACAAGGAATGCAATTTCAGCAACGATAAATACAACAACAGTTACTGTTACTGAACCTCAAGAATTTTATACAATAAACATTGAAGGTAGTAATATTGTAGGAATATTAGATATTATAGATAGTGATGGTAATAAATGGTATGAAGTTCCTTATTTAGCTCAGGAAGTAGTATTTGATTCTATAAAAAACACAAATATAAATGATCCTAATATAGGAGGTACAAGTGATGTTCCTTATTTGTTAAAAGTAAAAAAAGTACAAAGAAGATTTGCAACCAAACCATTAAATCCAACAACATTACAATTACAATTTGGTTCAGGTACTACATCTGATAATGATGAAGTTATAATTCCTAATCCTAACAATGTAGGTATTGGTTTACCTTCAAAAATAAATAAATTAACTACTGCTTATTCTCCTTTTAACTTTTTATTTACTAATACAT